GATTGCAGTATAGTCCTTAAATGCAAGAACAGAAGTCAAGTGGCTCACTCCACAAGAATGTAAGCCTCTAAATTACTCCAAGAACTTGATTCAATTCGGAGTCCACCACGACAAAGAATACCACTAAATTCGTATAATTCAGTAGGGTCATTTCCACCGGCTCCACCGCTAGAACCCATACTCTTATATGCGAACTTTGCGACTAATCCAACAGTATCTCCACCTTTAATATCAATTACCATACCTGTATCTGAGGCATCATCAGCCATTGATTCCGATACAGTAATTACAGTGTCGGTTAAAGCGGTAATTGTTTTATCACCATCATTACCTGATTCATCGGAACCAGAAATAGTAATAACCATACCAACGCGTAAGCCGCGATTTAACCATGAACCACTAGATAAAGTAATTGTTTTATTCGATGCTGAAACAGCAACAGCGGCAGGGACAGTAAATCCACTACCAATATTATTTTCATAAATACTAAAATTAGCACCAACATCTGCTCCAGAGTTAGTACTAACTATTAATAATCCCCTAAACATACAGGGGTTTTCGTGCGTGGTAACATTACCATCACGTATCTTTTCTAATTGCTGAATAACATTTGTGTTTTCAGTACATCTAATGCTTCTTGTTCTAGGCATATAGTCACCGACTTAATACCACTACCCGCAAACCTACTTATAAACTTAGTGTAGATTTGCGGATAGCGGACATAATAATTATTCTTCTTCACCGGATAATAAACCTAGAAGTGTGGACTTAGTATCTAACTTAGAATACTCAAGTCCTTTTTCGTCACATAGACCTTGTAATTCTTTTTTGGTCATTGATAGTGAAGGTTCCTCTTGGGCTTCATCGGAAGATTCTTCTTCCTCCACCACAAGAGTTTCTTCAACAGTTTCTTCAACAGTTTCTTCAACTAATTCAGTTGTTTCTTCTGTTGTTTCTTCTGTTGTTTCTCCTTCAATTTCCCAACCTGCATCATTACTTAATCTAGGCAGCCAATCGTCCGGTACTTCTGTCCACATATTAGGGTAAAATTCTTTACCATATACGCGACAAAATCCATTTAAGTATCGTACTCGAACCATCTTATTCACCTCAAAGTAGTCCCCAAACTCTTACTCTAATTTCGCCAATGTTATCAGTATTAGATGCAGCAGCAGCATGAATTTGAAACTCATTTCTGTTTGCACCCGTTTGGTATTTACCACCATCGGTTGCTCCAGATGCTACTTCTGCACTAATCATAGATACAGCATATCCACCAGAAATAGTATCTACTGAAATACCAGATACTACTACACAAGAAATTTCACTTAAGCCTAAACTAGAGGCAGTAATTGTTTCCCCGTTAGCGGTATATGAAGTAATATCAATACTAGCATCTACAACATATTCACTACCCATAACTCTAGGACGAGTCGAGCCTAAATGGTCACTAATTAGTGTTACTGTATGTGTCATCTTATATCACACTCACGAAAGGTTAGTAATCTTACCTTGACCCTTGAAGAAAGTACAGACGACTTCACCAATTGTTCGGTAAAGCCCTCGGTTTCCAAGTTTGCCTACACCGAATGGGTCGCCAGCGTCAATACCGCCCTCGAAATATTCGGTTGGTTTTAGAGTGCATAGGAAAATATGGTCTGTATCTAAGATAAGTATATCTGATAGACCAGTTCCTGAGCCAGTACTTCCCATTTCCTTTGTTGGGATAATTGGAATATCATGGTATGTTGCAACCTTGAATCCAAGTTCTCGTCCCTTTACACCGCGAACACCGTTATGAGTAGGAACAATTTCTGTTCGTCCCATAAATCGTTCTTGAGATTGTAGTAATTCACCGAGGGCCTGAATTGTATCATATCCTGTTAGGATAACCTTTGGTGAACCGCCACGAATCTGCAACTCGCGTAATGCTGTGTTTAACAAGTTAAGAGTTAATGGTCGTCGTGCAGCGTATGAAGAACCGTAGTCAACATATGCGTTTAGCCAATCAGCACCAGAAGCGGCGCGGTCATGACCATAAAGACGTACTAATTCTTCAGCAGCAGTTTGTGTACCAGTGATAATTACTCCACCGTCCATAGCGTTAACTTCATCATATGAAGATACAATCTTATACAAAGAAGTTAGGTTGTTAGCAATTCCGCTTAATGGTGTAGCACCACTAAATTGGGATTCAAGTGGCATTAGAGCCATATGATTCATGACTTCTGCGTGAGAAACACCAATTTCTTCACGGTAAGCAGACATAATATCGCCAATTCCATCGTCAATCTTTGCCATAGCAGCAGCAAGTTCGGAAATCTCGAACTGATGTGCAATGGTTTTTGGGCTAGCATATAGTACATCATAAACTGGCTTCAATGGACTTAGTCCATCTGTTGCACTTGTTGTAAATGCTGCATTTTCTGCTACACCACCAATTGCTCCTTCTGTTAGAGAACCGTGACCAGTTCCACCAGTCGTAGCCCAAACATCTGCTCCGCCACCAATTGCTCGCTCCTTTAAGATGCGCCAACCGGAGGAAGACCAAGGTTTCTTAGGTAAAATACTTAATGCGTTAATTTCGCGGTTAAGCATTGACCAAACTTTCTGTCCGTAAATATGGTTGTAAAGCCCACTACCGTTAAATGCAGATTGAAGAGTTACATCGTGAGCGGAGTGAATACCTGATTCTGCTCCTGCTCCCTTTAGTAACTGCATTCCACCCATACTACCGTAGGTTGCTCGTTCTAAATCCTGAATTGTTCTAATTGTGTTTACACTCATTTATATCACTCCTGTAGTTCGCGGGCTAGGGCGTTAACCTCTTCCCACGATAGTTCTCCAATGTTTTGCATCTTTAAGAGCATTTCCTCACTTAACTGTGGTCCAGCAGCAACGCTCTGAACCTGCTTTGCAATAACATTGTTATTACTTTCTAATGACTTGCGAAGTTCTGCGAACTCATTCTTGAGTGCAGCGACTTCAGCAGCAGCGTCGTAATTTGCCTTAGCAATATCTTCTGCTTCTGACTTTAGTTCTTGCTCGTAAAGGTTTTCAAACTGCTCCTTGATTACATCATAAGCGCGGGCCTCTTCCTTTTCTAACTTAAACTGCTCGTAAGCCTTTGCGAGGGTTTCCTCGCTTAAGTCCAATGAGTTAATACTCTCGGACTTTCGTGTGACGAAATTCTTAAATTCGCCACTGTAGCGTCCAGTTAATGCACCATCAATGCGGGACTGACCAGTTTCGTTGTGTCCGTATACTACGGACTCAGCCTTATTTTCCTCGTCGTCTAACATCTCTTCGTCATCTTCTTCAGCCTTATCCATAAGATTCTCTACCGGGGCTTCCATGAGTTCCTCATCTGTTTCCATCATAGGTTCCATGTTTTCCTCGTCCATTGAATCATCTTTCTTAATATCAACTTGGTTGCGCAATGCTGCTACAACGTCGTTAAATTCTTCTAATGCTTTTGCAATTTCTTCTGACATTTTATCATCTCTTTTATGTTCTTTAACAATATCGAATTTCGCTTCGGGGTTTATGCCTTCTTCACAAATCGTTACTTCGTGTAACTCCAACTTATCTATCTCCTTATATGTTCCAACATCGGGGTCGTATCTATTCGACTTGTGAAGGGCTTGACCTCCGATACTAAAAGAACGTAGATTTCCCCTACGAATCTCACGTCCTACTTCTCTTGCTTTCTCAATATCTTCTCTAAGTTTAATAACTACAAAAAGTCCTGTATCATCAACTTGTGTTTTTAATACATTTCCTTTTGAGTCCGTCCAATTATCAATCACTTCTCCTACCTGCACATTGGAATGCGTTATCATAACATTTTTATAATCACCTTTCATGAACTTATCAGATGCTTCCTTAAGTGCATCTAACGTAATTAGGTCATTCTGCTTATCTACTACATCTACTGATGCGTAGCCAGCAATTACTAAAGGTTCGTTTCTACTACCCTTTAGAATAACCAGTTCACTTCCGGCTCCAAAATGCGCTCCTAGCATATTTGTGCTTAACGCCATACTCAGAGGTTAATCCACTATACTATATAAAGTTAATCGGAAAACTTGAGTTTTTTATACTTATCGTCGTAGATATTTACAAGTCCTTCATCGCTTGTCTTATCTGTGGGCTTGGTTTTATAACCTGTCCATACTATCCACTTATTCTTATCTTTAAATGGTACGACCCGATAGTGTATCTTACCATCATACATTTTTGAATCAATTATGTATTCGTGATAACCATTTCTTTGACTACCAATTACTGCACCACCTTTAGATAATAATTTTACTTTATCCGCATCAGTATCTATTTGTGCTAAAAATTTATCCGCCTTACCAAACAAATTATACATATCTATGTCTTCACTTTGTTCTATTCGCCAAACCATTTCTTTTCCTTTGTGCTTTATTACAAAATTAAGGTCTTTGTCCTTTCTTCGCCATAATTCAAACGTGGTAGGTTCTTCTTTTAATTCTATTTTATCATCATTATAAAAAAGACGAGCAGGTTTATCATACAGAATACCATAAGCATTACCACGCTCACGTAAAAAGGCAGTAACTTCTTCTTCTAACTTTTCACCCTTACCCTTAAATAATCTACTAAGTATATTATTCATATTTTCAGCACGGGAGATTATTTCTTTTACAGATACTTTGGCATCTTCTTGAGTCATATTACTAACCAATGTCATTAAAACAGCACTATCCTTTAGATACTTATTACCTAGTTCCTCCTTCCAAAGTTCTATATCAATAGTAGCATTTTTTGCCATGAGGTTATTTTCTTCAAACCCGTGAACGATAAAACCTTCCATAGATAGTTCACCTTTAATAATTGCAGACCCATGTATGTTATCTGTAATTACATATGATTTAGTTAGTGCTTCAATAGTATAATCTGATAATCTTTTTTTGTTATCTTCTGAAAGGAACTTTAAGGTAATAATTCTTTCCGCTTCTGTTACTTCAGGTATCTCGACAAATTTGGCAGAGTAGATAGAAAATCCCTTTTTATTTGCTTGAACTTCGTCAACCTTAACTCTAATAATATCTCCAACTTCTACCTTTTCTTTTGTATTTAGAGCCTTTCCAACGTTAAGGTATTTTTTACCCTCATGTTCTACAACTGGTTTATATTCATCATCGTCATCCATAGGTCCAGCACCTAATGTGTAACTATAAGTCCCATTTTTATTTTCTCTAACTTCTAATACCATTAAATCTAAATCTATGAATTTTTTCCATTTAACCCACTTAGGATTTTTCTTCTTACCAATAACATATGATGACTTACTATCTTTAATAACTACTCCTTCTGATGTTGGATTTTGCATTATCTCCTTTGCGTAATCTTCTATCTCTTCGTATGAATCTGCAGAGCGCGTATCGCGTTTAGATGGGAATTGTATTTGGTCGTCGCTTAGTGCAGAATATTCTTTAAAGAGAGTCATAATTCTTTCCTCTAACTTCTTAGCATAAATATCTTCACCTTGATGCCGAAGAATATCGAATACGTGAACTTTAATATCTGCCTTAGCGTCTTTTTTGTTAATATAAGCAATTGTGTCTGCTCTATGTAGGGGTTCGTTATCTTTGTAAAGAACGGCTTCCGCATCTAATATACATTTTGGGAACACATCTTGCTCTAATCTTTTTACTTGTTTTGGGAACTTATCTGTAATATCTCTACCATTAAATGAAAATATTTTTACAGTTTTAAGTTTGTGAATCTGAATACGAAGACCATCAAATTTTTCTTGAACAATCCACTCACCTGTAAACCCCTTAAGTTCTTTAAGGTCATCAATCTCGAATATTCTATACATAGGTTTATTTGGCATAATAAAAGTGTTTAGTTTAGTTTGGTCTTCTTTTGATATAGGGCTAGATGTGGCAATTTCACGTAGCACGTCTAGAACTAATTTTGCATGGGATGATGTAACATTCCTTGCTTGATTAAGTCGAGTAAGTGGTATTCGTAGTTCAACGTATGATTTAAGATGTTCGTCATCTTCCATACTCGTTTGTAGTTCAGAAATAAGTTCTGCCCATTCACCACCATAGGTTTTTGGGTCTTCTTTGGCGGTAAGATATAAGACCCTACAGTGATTATATTTTGGCATCCACCTATTAACCAAAAGAAACATCCCCTTTGTCGTCTTTTGGTTTGTCGGCTTTTGGTTTTTTCATTACTTCCATTATCATATCTATTAATGGTTCTTCGGCTCTTTCTGGGTCCCCTACTCCTAAAATATCTTCTAACATTAGTGTTAAACTTAGTTGACCACTTTTATGTCTAATTACAGGTTGTAAATTATGAGGATTAAAATCTATATGAAAATTTGCTGAAGCGTCTGATGTGGTAATTTTATAGTTATTAGGAAATCTTACTTCTTGTTCAGTCCCAAAACTAAATTCACCGGGGTCTATACCGGTATATTCTATGTTAATACCTATATTTTTATCTTGTAAATATTTAGTAATAATACGCATTATAGTAATACGTTGAGAATCAGATAATTTTGCTTTTAGGATAATTTTCCAATCCACATTAAACCACCTAGAATCTGTCCTTAGTAGGCTCGTCTTCATCCTGTGGTCTATTTGCTCTTTTAGCGGAAACTTTTGTTGAAGCCTCTTGCTCGACTAATTTGCCCAACAACATGTTCACAGATTTTACCTGTTCAGCAATTGCTTTAAAAGAAGCAGCCATTTCTGGTAAAGATTCCTTTACTGATGGTTTACGCTTTTTACCCATTACTGGACCTCTTTCCATAGGACCGGCTTCATCCTCCATAGGTTCACGGTCTGCACCACGCCCTACATACTTTTGTCCTGCTAAATCTCTATCTAGTTTATCACGACCATATGCCTTTTTCATTGTTGTTGGCTTATTTGGTTTTGCAGCACCACGAGGAATAGAACGTGGACCTAATGGACCATCATCAAATTGAACACCAAATACATCTACTTTCTTAGATGCTGGCTTATTTACTTTAACATCTTCTGCGTGTTCATCAGGGTCCACTGGACTTCCTAAATGGTTACTAATCAATGTTGTTAAATCTCGTAATTGTGTTAGGGCCATTGTTACTTTCTTTTCCGCATCGCTTTGGGCATCCCTATGTGCGCTTAAATTTTCTGTTTCTCCTAAATTATCGTATTCCATATTATTCACCATTAATTTTTTTAACCATGCTGTCTAGTTCTGTCCAATCCATTTTTGCGATGGTATCAGCATCGGGTAGTGGACTACCACTAGAAACAGCGGGAACCTGTGTTTGGGTCTTAACAAGACCCGACTTCATAAGAATATTATCTGAACTGTAAACCATAGCCTCAAGGCTTTTAACACGGTCTACTAACTCTTTTAGTAACATTTGTAAATCGTTATCATCACTCATCTTTTTCACCTGACTTCGGGTAGATTACTTCTCTAATTGATTTATATAGTTTTTCATATTCGCGGCGTAATCGAACCGCTCTCTTCACAACCTTTAGATTCTCGTCCTCGTATTTAAGGACTTTCTTTTTTAGCGCCTTATTATCGTTAACAATACCCAACGACTTCAATACCGTAATAAGTTCTCCTAATTTTAGGGCATCCTCATTGAAGTATTCTGTTGGGTGTGCCAACTGTAGTAGGGTCTTTACTAATCTTTTGTCTTTTTTATTTAATTCTTGTAGAATTTTACTATTGTCTGCTTTAATTATAGTATTTGATGTTACACCCAATTCACCCATTAGTAAATCCAATGCTTTGCCCACTTTACCCCCTTTAGGGTATTTACCTTCGCCATACATTTCGGCTTGAGCCTCTTGGAATTCTTTTTCCCACTCTTCTTTAGAACG